CGCTCAACAGCAACCCGATCTGGGTGCCGAACAACCAGGGCTTCCAGGGCGCGCCCAACGGCTTCCTGCTCGGCCGGCCCCTGATCGAAACCGACGCCTGTGACACCGTCGGCGATGTCGGCGACCTGATCCTGGCCAACATGGGCGGCTACCGCTCCATCACCAAGGCCGGCGGCGAATCCTTCAGCGAGTCCATGCACCTGCACTTCGACCAGGACATCGTCGCCTACAAGCTGGTGTTCCGCATGGATGGCCAGCCCTCCCTGTCCGCCGCCGTGACGCCGCCCAACAGCGCCGCCACCCGCAGCCACTTCGCCACCCTGGCCGCACGCGCCTAACCCTACGGGCCGGCCCGGGCCGGCCCATGACCGAAAGGACACACCATGCACCCCAACGTCCCCCTGACCGATGTCGCCAAGCTGGTGATGGGCTCCCCCATCATCGGCGCCCTGGCCACCACCAACGGCGACTGCGATTACGTCAGCCTGAAGGGCTATGACCGCGCCACCATCATCATCCTGGTCGACAACGCCGCCACCGTCACCGGTGCCGCCATCACCCTCAAGCAGGCCACCGCCGTGGCCGGCACCGACGAGAAGGCCCTGGCATTCAGCTCCATGCGGGCCAACGTCGACTGCGCCGCCGGCGATACCCTGACCGATACCGCCGTCACCAGCAACACCTTCACCACCGACACCACGGACAACAAGAATCTTATGTACGTGATCGAGGTGGCGGCCTCTGACCTGGACGTGGCCAACGGTTTCGACTGTATCCGCGTCGACAGCCTGCTCATGGCCAACGCCGTCGGCGCGGTCATGTATGCCCTGCACGGCGCCCGCCACGCCAGCCCGCAGGCCATCTCCGCCATCGTTGACTGAGCATGGACTTCGGCCCGGACCTTGCCGCCCTGTATGCCGAGTTCGGCACCGACATCAGTGTCGCTGTCGACGGGGCAACGCAGACCGCGCGCGGTTACTTCACCGCGCCGGGCGCCGCGGCGCTGTCCGGTGCCGGGATCAGCAACGACTACACCATCGAGCTGTCGGCGCTCAGCCTGCCCAGTATCCGGGCCGGCGCCACGGTCACCATCTCGGGCACCAGCTATAAGGTGCGCGAGATCTGGCCGATAGACGACGGCTCGGTCCGCCGCCTCACACTGCGCAAGGTCTGACATGACCAGCAAAGCCGAACAGATCGCCCAGGCCATCATCACCCGGCTGACCGTGCCGCCCCTGACCGGCATGACGGCGGCGGAGGTATTGCGCGACCCGCTCGATGCCCTGGACTCGGCCGACTACCCGCTGCTGTGCGTCGAGCTTGGCGATGAGTCGCCGCCGACCCGGCCGGTCACCGGGGCGAAACAGCGCAGCGTGCTGGTGCACGTCAGCGTCCTGGCCAATGGCGCCACGCCCCTGGTGGCCGCCGACCCGATCGCCACCGAGGCCGCCGGCCGGATCCTCGCCGCCCCGGAACTAGGCGGCCTGGCCATCGATACCCTCGAGGGCGCGACCGAGCGGATCAAGGACGAGCTGGGCGAGGGCAGCGCCAAGATCACGATGACCTTCCAGGTCGTGTACCGAACCACCGAAACCTCCAAGGAGTCATGATGGCCAAAGCCTCACCCATCCCCGCGGCCGATGAATACGACGGCCAGGGCGGCAGTTATGAGATCGACCCGACTACCGGCGTGCGTCACCTGGTGGCGCAAACCCAAGCACCTGACCGGGGCAGCCCCCCGCCCGTTGTTGCGGTGCAGACGTCTGCACCGGCCGACGTGACGCCCGCGCCCGCGCCGGCTGTCGACACCCCCACCCCGAAATCCACCAAGGAGTAAGCCATGGCCCGTCTATCGAAAAAGCGCGTCTTGCTGGCCAAGATCGAAACCACCTCAGGCCAGGACTCGAGCCCCCTGATCGCCAATGCCGTTCTATGTGGCGATATCCAGCTCAACGGCATTGAGGCCGCGTTCGCCAAGCGCAAGGTCATCCGGCCGTACCTGGGCGCGCCAGGCTCGGTGATGACCACCACCAAGTCCAGCGTCAAATTCGGCGTCGAAGTCGCCGGCGCCGGCGCCGCCGGCACCGCGCCGGCCTATGCCGACCTGCTGCGCGCCTGCGGCCTGGCCCAGACCATCAGCGCCGGGGTCAAGGTGGAATACAAGCCGATCAGCGCGGCATTCGAGTCAACGACCATTTACGGCCACGACGACGGCCTGCTCTACAAGTTGCTGGGCGCCCGCGGCAACGTCGAGCTGAACCTGAGCGTGGGCGACATCCCCATGTACACCTTCAATTTTGAGGGTCTCTATGGCGGCACACCCACCATCGTCGCCAACCCCAGCGGCACCCTGCCGACCTATACCCAGCCGCTCGCGGTCACCGATACCAACTCCGGCCTCATCACCATTGCCGGCAGCACCTACAGCTGGGAAAGCTGCAACGTCAACCTGGCCAACCAGGTCAAGCACACCCCGCTGGTCGGCCGCGAGAGCGTCGAGATCACCGACCGCGAGCCGGTCGCCAAGGTGGTGATCGACGCCTCGGCCACCGAGGAGCGCGCCCTGATCCAGCTGGTCGAGTCGGGCGCCCTGAACGCCTTCCAGGTCATCCATGGCACCGCCGCCGGCAACATCGTCCAGATCGACGGCCCCAAAGTCCAGCTCACCAACCCGACTCGGCAAGAGGTCGACGGCCAGATGCTGATCGCCTTCGACCTGGTGATGACGCCGAATTCCGGCAACGACGAGCTGGTGCTCACCATCAAGTAACCCACGGCGCGGCCCGGCCGCGCCCAACCAGGAAACAGACATGTTCAAGATCAAACCGAAAGCCACCTTCCCGTTCAAGGCCACCCTGCACGCCCCGGGCGAAGGCCGTCAAATCTGCACCTTCGAGGGCCGCCACTTCGGCCAGGAGGAGCTGCAGAACGTGCTGGAAGGCGCCAGCAACGACAACGACATCACCAAGGCAGTGGTGTGCGGTTGGACGCGCAAAGACTTCGACGCCGACTTCTCCGATGAGAACCTGGCCGAGATGCTGGCCGCCTACCCGGGACTTGGCAGCCAGATCGCCAAGGCCTACCTGGCCGAGCTGGCCGGGGCGCCGCAGCTAAAAAACTCGCCGCCGCCGGCCGCCACTGGGCACTAGGCGGCCGAGCCGACGACGCCGAACTGCGCCGCGAATTGCGCCTGTTCGGCGCGGCGGAGGACGACATCGAGCGCCTGGCCGAGCAGCTCGGTGCCGGAACGAAAGGGGATTACGAGGTATGGCCGTGCAACTGGCAGACCGTCACGACATTCATGGGCCTGGCCACCCAGTGGCGCTCGGCCCCCATGGGCGGCGTCACCGGCATGGACTACTCGGCGATCACGCCGACGGTATTGCGCGGCCTGGGTGTGGCCTGGCGGGAGTGGCCGGAGGTGTTCGCCGGCCTGCGGGTGATGGAGTCCGCCGCGCTGGAGGCGTTCAGCGAGGCCGGTGGACCAGGGTCCACCACAGCCAGGCGACGCGCAGCAGCAGGATCGGAATGAGCACCACCGCGGTGGCCATGGCGGCCAGGACGAACAGGAATAGGGCAGACGCGATCATGGAGCAAGTATAGATGGCCTACGGCACTACGGCACTCACCTTGGCGGCCGTGCTCAAGCTCCAGGACGAGCTGAGCCAGCCGCTCGATACCGCCATCCAGGGCGCGAAGAAGCATTTCGACGAGCTCTCGATCACCGCCCAGCGGGTCGAAAAGATCAAGCTGTTCGACGGCCTCAAGGCCGAGCTGGACACGCTGTCCACGGCCCTGGTCGAGGCCAAGAAGAAGCGCGATTTTTTCCTGCAGTCGGCCGAGACCGGCGGCGCCGATGGCGCCAAGCTGTTCGCCCGGGACATCCGCGAGGCCAAGCAGGAGGTGCTTGACCTTGCGGCCCAGGTGGACGCCAAGCGCGGCACCCTGCGCGATCTGGGCGAATCGATGCGCTCGGCCGGTCTTGATGTCGATCATCTGGGCGGGCAGTTGACCCAGCTGAATGAGCAACTGCGCCGCGAAGACGGCCTCAAGGCCTTCAAGCAGCGAGTCGAAGAGATCGGCACCAAGACCGCCGCCGCCGGCCGCGCGATCGAGTCTGTTGGCATCCGACTCGCCGCCATCGGTGGCGGCGGCCAGGCCGCCCTGGGCCAGATGGACTTGGACTTGCGCAGCCTGGTGGGCGGAGCGATCAACGTTGAGAAATCACTCTACGGCATCGCCAGCACCGCCGGCCTGGCTGGTGACCAGGCCAAGACCGCCGTCACGGCCTGGACCGGGGCCATCAACCAGATCGCCAAGGACACCAACCAGCAGCAGGCCAGCGTGGTTGAGGCACTGAATACCCTGGTCGCCAAGGGCATGGATCCAAAGGCCGCCCTCGCCATGCTCAAGCCCATCGGCCAGGCCGCCACCGCCGCCCAGGCCGATATCCTGAGCATGGCCATCGCCGCCGAGGCCGGCGTTTCAAAACTCGGCATCGCCAGCAGCGACACAAAAAAGATGCTCGACATCATGGCCCAGGCCGGCAAGGACGGTGCCTTCGAGCTGAAGGACATGGCCGGCTATTTCGAGATGCTGACGAGCAAGTCCGAGGTATTGGGCATCAAGGGCACCGCCGGCCTGGCGCAACTGGCCGCCGCGGCGCAGATTTCCCGGCGCGCGTCGGGCGATGCCTCGATCGCGGCCAACAACCTGGGCAACTGGCTCAACAAGCTCAACAGCAACAGCACCGCCAAGACCTTCGACAAGATGGGTGCCGACCTGGAGCTGATCAAGCAGCGCGCCCGCGCCTCGGGCGACTTCATCGGCACCATGGCCGACGAGATCAAGCGCCTGACCGGCGGCGACACAGCCAAGATCGCCCAGTTGTTTCCCGACGCCGAGGCCGGCCAGTTCGTTCAGCGCCTGATCCTGGACCTGGACGACTACAAGCGCATCGGCCAGGATGCGTTCCAGGCTGTGGGCGTCTCGGCAAAGGATTTTGACACCCAGATGCAATCCACCTCGGCGCAGATCGACAAGCTCAAGATCAGCGCCACCGCCTCGTCCGGCGAGGGCGGCGGTATCCGGGCAATACTCGAGGGCCTGAACAGCGTCAGCGCCTGGGTCGATGCCCACCCCGACCTGGCCAAGTGGCTGATCTTCGGCTCGGCCGGCCTGGCTGTCGGCGGCGCGGTCATCCTCGGCATCGGCGCCACCGTCACCGCCATTGGCACCATTACCACCGCGCTGTCTGGTGTCGCCACGTTTCTGGCCGCCAATCCGGTTGTTGCCACGCTGCTCGGCCTCGCCGCCGCTGGCGCGGCCGGCTATGCCGCGGGGGGCTATATCGCCGACTGGATCGACGGCCAGGTGCAGGCCCTGACCGGCGACAAGGCCGCCACCCTGGGCACCGCGCTCTATGACCTGATCGAGGGCGAGGGCGGCATCATCCAGACCATCAAGGGCGGCTGGGAAAAGATGAAACAGGCCGGCGCCGACCTGATCGCCGCCCTGCGCGAGGGCATGACCGCCGCCCTCAAGGGCGAGCTGGGCATCGGCAAGAAGCTGACCGAGGCGGTCGCTTACCTGAAGACCCAGACCAAGGAGTGGCTGGCGGTCGGCGGACAGATCGTCGACGGCATCATCCAGGGCATCAAGGCCAAGGCCCAGGCGATGTGGGACGAGGTCAAGGCCCTGGGCAAGGGCGCGCTCAAGGCGATCCGGGACGCCCTCGATATCCATTCGCCGTCGCGTCAGTTCTTCCTGGTCGGCGAGATGGCCGGGGAGGGCATGAAGGCCGGCATCCTGGCCAAGGTCAAGGATGTCCATGCCGCCGCCAAGAAACTGGGCGAGCAGGCGCTCTACGGCGCTAAGGACAAGCTGACCGCCGACTGGCTCAAGGCCACGCTAGCCGACGAGGCGGCGCTCTGGAAGGAGTGGAGCGCCGACCAGACCAAGGTCGCCGAGGCCGCGCAACGTGCCGCCGAATCGCTGGCCAATTCCCTGCGCACGCCGTTCGAGCGCGCCGCCGAGGACATGGCCGGCTACGAGAAGATGCTGGCCGACGGCACGATCACCTGGGAGGTCTATTCCCGCGCGGTGATGAAGACCATGGACGGGATCGAGACCGGCAGCCAGGGCGCAGCCAAGGCGGTGGACGCGGCCGGGAAGTCGATCGCCAAGACCTTCCGCGACAGCAAGGGCCGGTTCCTGCCTGCCGACGAGGCGTTGCGCGCCGCCGAGGAATGGGACCGGGCCGCTGAGGACATCAACCGCAGCCTGACCGACGCGCTGATGCGCGGCTTCGAGAACGGCCGCGGCTTCCTGGATTCGCTGGCGTCGACCATCGTCTCGACCTTCAACACCATGGTGCTGAGGCCGATCGTCCAGGCCGTGGTGCAGCCGATCGGCGGGGCCGTGGCGTCGATGTTCATGCCCGGCATGGCGTCCGCCTCTGGCCTGGGCGGCGGCTCCAGCCTGGCCAACTACGCCAGCGCCGGCGGCGGTTCGGCCCTGGGCGCGATCAACAACGCCTCCAGCCTGGCCAACCTGTTTTCCATGGGCGGGAACACCTGGAACATGCTCTCGGCCACCGCCGGCGGGTTGTTCAACGGCACCACCTCACTCGGCGCCATCCTTGGCTCAACCGGCTCGATGATCTCGACCGCCGCGACCTATGGCACGGCCATCGGCTCGGCCCAGACGGCCATGCTGGCGGCGCAGGAGGCCGGACTGGCGGCGTCGTCGACCATCGCCGGCAGCATCGGCTCGGCGCTGTCGTCTATCCCGGTCTGGGGCTGGATTGCCGCTGGCATACTGGGCGCGTTCGGCAGCTCGATCTTCGGCGGCGAGGTGAAGGTGTTCGACCAGGGCCTGGACCTGTCGGTCAAGGGCGCCGACGCCTCGGGCCGGAGCTACACGCAATACAAGGAATCGGGCGGCTGGTTCGGCGACTCCAGTTACTGGACCAATTACTCCGCCGTCGACCTGTCTGGCATGGATGCCAGCCTGGGCCAGGTGGCCAAGCTGCTGACCCAGATCGGCGGCGAGGATGCCGCGGCCCGGCTGGCCAAGTATACGGCCAGCTACAAGGGTGCGGCCTCCGGCGTCGACGCCTGGATGAAGACGGTGCTGGACGGCATGGTGCGCACCGCGCTGCCGCAGTTGTGGGACGCCTTCCGCCGCACTGGCGAGGAGGTGGACGCGACCCTGCAGCGCCTGGCCGCGACCCTGGACACCGCGGCCGCGATCCGCGCCGCGCTGGGCACGGACATCGATGTCCTGTCCGGCACCATGACCGCCGCCGCGGCGCAGTCCAGGCAGGCGACAGAGAGCATCAGCAAACTGACTGGGCTGCTGGCCGACACGTCGGACATCCAGACCCGGGTCGAGCTGGAGGGGCAGTTGCATCAGGCGGTTATGTCACGCTATCAACTGGAGCAGCAGTACCTGGCCAGCCTGTCGCAGACGTTGCAGCAGGTGGCGGCCAGCCTGGCTCAGGTGCGCGGTTCGGTGGCCGCCTCGGCCCTGGAGATCAACCCGCTGGCGGTGCCGACGGCGGCGCAGTTGCGCGAGTCGATCGCCTCGGCCGGATCGGGGCTCAGCCTGCCCAGCATGACGGCGGTGCTGGCGGAATCGGACCGATACAGCGCCGCCCAGTCCGCCGAGCAGCGCCTGGCCGGTCTGGAGACGGAAAACGCCAGCGATGTGCGCTCGCTCCAGGCCTCGGTGGCCAGCCTGTACCAGATCGCCGTCAAGCACGGCGTATATCTCAACGCCCGGTCCGGCCCGATCGAGCTGAGCAACACTGCCTACGCCTACAACCAGGAGACCAACCGCCTGGCCGGGTACGGCCAGATGACATACACCAACAACCTGTCCCAGGCGACCGCATTCAAGGCCGACGCCGAGGGTAAGGCGCTGATCGCCAGCCTGAGCAAGGGCAACCAGATCCTGGCCGCGAACAGCGCCGCCATGGCGATCGAGGAGCAACTGATCGCCAGCCTAGGCGGAAGCGCCGGCGCCCAGGAGGCCCTGACCCTGGCCCAACAGCACTATGCCGACGCCATCCTGGCCTATGCCGGCGACGCCACCCAGGCCATCGCCACCCTGGAGGCCCTGCGCAGCGAGACCATGCGCTATTACCAGGCGCAGGACGCCCTGGCAAAACTGATGGCGACCAGCGCCGGACGGTTGCGCGACGAGATCGGCAAGGGCCGTGCCTCGATGCTTGGCCAGGCCGGCCAGCTCGGCGACGTGCGCGGCCAGTTCGACCGGGCCTACGCCCTGGCCGGGAGCACCAGCGGCGCGGTCCTGGCCGGCTATGCCGACCAGCTCAGCACGCTGCTGCCCGGCCTGGTGGCTGGGCTGGCCGACCAGTCCGCCACCCGGGCAGACTGGCAGCGCCAGGCCGGCCGCGCCCTAGCCCAGGCCGAGGCCATCGCCGCCCGGGTCGACGCCCAGGCGCCGGCAGGATACGAGGCCGAGGCCCTGGCCCTGCTGTCCGGCATCGACCTGGGTCTGACCAATTTGCAGACCGGGCTGCAGACCGCCGACCAGCAGATCGTCGCCGCCATCGAGGCGAGCAAATCGGCAACCGTCGACGTGCTGGTGCAGATCCGCGACCACCTCGGCGCCACCCTTGGCACCACGCTGCCGGGCCATGCCGACGGCCTGCCCTGGGTGCCCTACGACGACTACACCGCCCGCCTGCATGCCGGCGAGGCGGTGGTCGACGCCGCCACCATGTCCGGCCTGCGCCGCTACGGCATCCCGGTCCGTGGCGGCCAGGGCGGGCAGGACAACGCCGCCCTGCTGGCCGAGCTGCGCGGCCTGCGCGCGGAGGTCAACGGCCTGCGCGCCGAGACCCGCGCCACCGTCAGCCACACCGCCAAGACCGCCCGCCTGCTGGACCGCGCCATGCCGGACGGCGACGCCCTGGCGACGAGGGTAGCCGCATGAACGTGATCAAGCCGACCGCCCTCACCACCGCCATGCTGATCAGCAGCACGGTGCCGGAGGATGACTACGCCGCCTATGCCGCCGGCACCACCTACGCCCTGGCCGACCGGGTCATCCAAGCCAGCACGCACCGGATCTACGAGAGCCTGCAGGCGGCCAACACCGGCCACACGCCCGAGACATCGCCGACCTGGTGGGTGGATATCGGGCCGACCAATCGCTGGGCGATGTTCGACACCTCGGTCAGCACGCAGACGGTCGAGGCGACCAGCCCGCTGACCATCGTCATCGAGCCGGGCATGATCAACAGCCTGGCGCTGATGGAGATGGACGCCATCAGCCTGGACGTGGCCATGGTCGACGGTGTCGGCGCCACCGTGTACAGCCGCGCGATCAGCCTGGACGACACACCGATCATCGATTGGTACACCTATTTCTTTGAGCCCTACGACCTGCGCCGCGACCTGGTGCTGACCGACATCCCGGTCTATGGCGACGGCCGGATCACCGTCTCGCTGGCGTCGTCCGG